GTACCAAATAGTTTTGATTCATTCATATTATGTTCCCCAAAGGAATCTCTTTTAATTAAATTACTTTGACTTGGATTTTGAGCATTATAGTTAAGACCATGTGTTTGTGCAAATTTAGGTAATATACTTCTAATAAACTTATCCCAGGCTAAATTATCTACTTGATCGCTCCATTGAACATCTAAACCTGGTCCGCCTTCATCTTTTTCATTTAAACTTACTGTAACATTTACTAGTTTTTGACCATCCTTATCCATAAAGTCAAAATTAAACTTTCGTGCATCTTGGTCTTTTAAGTTAACGCCATCAATTGGCTTGTCATCTGCTGTACTCTTACGCAGGCTAGGAAATCTGGTCTGTAATTGCCTACCCAAATCTACAGCGATGCGTTGAAAATTAGCGCTCATATCATTATTTATTATAAACCTTGTGAAATGAATATTGGTAATGGTGCTTCAAAATCCTCTTCTGTATGTACGCCACTGAGGCTTTCAAACACCCTAGGATCCCAATCAGAGACTAAATTACTCATCCTACATAGTAATAATAATGCACTGACTAGATCATCATTATCGCCTTCTTTAGCTTTATAGGTAAACCCATGTGCTATAAAAGACTTAAGTTCACTGATCATAGGACGACTGTATATGGTCATTTGCCCAGTTTCTATCAAAGCCTTTAATCTAGCACAAGCAGCAATTTTAGCACTATGAGTAGTGTTAAATCCTTTACGAAACTTACGTACATGACCTTTACGTATAGGTTCACTGATCAAAAGTCCTGGAAAAGTTTCCTCTCCTTGATCTCTAATACAAACAAGTCCTGCTTCACCTACAGTATTATTTTCTATGCTCCAATAAATATTATTGGTATTTCCATCCATTTTACTTTCAATATATTGCAAAATTTCTTTTAATATTTTTATTTGTCCTTGTATAGGAGTAATATTATGATACCATTCTCCTATTTGCTTAAATGTAGGTAGTTCAAATACCACAATAGCACTATAATTCCCACCTGTACCTAAACAAGGATCTAATGCTACAAGATACAACATTTCTGGATCTATCTTACTATACCATCGAACTTGTCCTATTTTATGTATAGGATCACGACCTACTAATTCACTAAGTCTAATACTGTTGATCAGTGTTTCATCATAGATCAAAAATTCACAACCGTACTCACGACGAAAACGTTCCTCACCGATACGTGACTGTTCTTGTTTAGCCCATGCTTCATCACGATCTGGATGTTCATCCCAACTACATGTAAATGGGAAGAAACCATTTAAACCTAATTCTTGTTCGTTACCATATTCATCAAACTTATGATTTGCTTCTTTCCATATGTTAGCAAAAGTATCCTCATCACTATTTGGTGTACTAGTAATAATAGCACGACCACCAGTTGCTAGTGTTGGGCTTATGGAAGTCCAAAACTCATCAGCAATATTAGGAGGTACAAACGCAAACTCATCACAGTATAGTAGAGATATAGACATACCACGACCAGTATTACCAGTAGTTGTAGCACTGACAATACGACTACCATTGTCAAATTCTATACTACCTTTGTTATAGTTTATAACACCACAACGAATAAAATCAGGGCATAATTCATAAGCATAACGTAGACGCTGCATAATCTCATATGCACCAGTGTATTTGTGTGCTGCTATAAGAATTGTTTGATCTGGATTAAACATAGCATACCATAACAAATAACACACAGCACAGGTAGTTTTACCCATCTGACGTGGTAACATGTTTACAGTAAATCTATGATTATGATAGGCATGCATGAGCCTTACTTGGAAATCAAAAGGATCAAATAATAACTTACCTTGTACAGGATGTTGAATGTAATAAAAATGTTCACTAAAATATAGGTATCCAGTATCAGGATCGCTACACAGTAGCAAATCCTGAATCTGTTGTTCTGAAAATTTTTCTTTCTTGTGTGCTTTTTTAGTTAGTACACCATCTAACGACTTAACCATTATCGTGTTTTAACTTCTTTGTACAAATTAGATAGCTTTTTATATAGACTTTCATGCATTGGTGGATCTGCAGGATTTCTTGCAGGTGGAAAACTAGCTTTAGGTTTATCAATTCCTTCACCGCTGCCATCAAATCCTCCCATACGATCTACACCTGCTACCATAGACTCATCTGGTGAGTTTTCATATTCTTCATCAATGTCTGGATCTAAAAAATCATCTGCTGGGGATTTTGATAGAGGACTCATTTTACCTCCATCTGGACTATCTCCATGACTATGCATGTCATGATCGTCTGGACCATCCATACCTATTAATATACCTGCTGGGCCTCCATCTGGACCATCTGGTGAACTTATTCCATCATCACCTTTACCTTGTAGAATGTTTAATAATTCACGAATACCTTCTGCACCACTGGCATTCATATTAACACTCATTGTAGTTGGTCTGTCGTCTATTCCACCTAATGGGCTCATACCCATCATACCACATTCTTCGATAGGCTGTTGATTTTCTTTTAATACTTGACGTGGCTTGTCTAAATCTGCTATTGTTTTATATAATTTATTAAAGTCCATGTTAGCTCCTTATTTCTGTGCAGATCCTGTTGGAGCACTTTTTGCTAACAACTGATCATTTATACCTTTAACTTGTTCACCTTTATGACTGTTCTTTGACAGCTCTTTGATAAAGGACATTAATCTTTTTTCACCTACTTGATCTTGAGCACTAACTGATTCTAAAGGTTTAAGCAATAACGATTCACCCTTTTTACCAATTCTATTATAATCTTGTTGATTACTTTGATACTCTAAATCTTCTGATTCACTTTTTACTCTAATACGACTAGCATTAATTTGTAATTTTTCAGCTAACAATACACCCATTTCATGTGCTGTTGTTGGATAATTACAAGTAATATCAAAAATATTAACATGACTGTATCTTTGATCTGGGAAATCTAAAGGTGTTTCAGTAATTGGTGTTCTTTTAGCACCGCTTACTTTGCCACAGTCATATTTGCTCAAAGCGATACGAATTTGTTCGCTTACTTTTTTATCTACATCTCCGGCAATTTTTACCTTAAAATTATAGACTTTTGTACTCTCTGCTAGGTATTGTTTAAATGTGCTCATACTATTTCCAATATAGTATATTTATTTCATATTCTTAAGTTTCTCTAAAAGGCTATTCCTATCTGCAACTATATATCCGTCGCCAGGGATGCTAACTCCTTTGGCTGCTTCTGATTCTGCATCTTGATCTAACTTGGCCTTTTTGATCTGCAATTCTATCATTTTTAATTTTTTATCCATCTTTGCTGCTTTAGCTTCAATGGCATTTTTAAGCATGGTTCCTGCGACTTCAAAAATACGTCCGCTATAACGTGCTTCTACATTCATACCTAGATCCATTAAGTCATCATAGGCATTTGTAGCACGTTCTGCTAGGTCATCAAATTCACTATCACTTAAATCACCTAAACCTTTTACCTGAGGCAATGCAGCACTTATTTTATCAAATTCAGCAATATCACGCAGAAAGGCTTCGGGTTTTTCACGTTCAGTCTTTTCTTCCTTAACTATTTTTTTATTTTCAGGTAAGTTTAAAACTTCTTCTAATTTTTTAGTCATACCTTATTTATCTTACTCCGCCTTGGTGGAAAATATCTGTTTCATTTAATACTCTAAACTTCAGCCCACTATTTTTACACCAAGCATGAGCAGCGGCCCATTTAGCTTGATTAACAGCAAATGCAGTAGCTCTAGCACTATTGCGACCTACCTTTTCTATAAGCTGTTGACTACTAGGTTTGATCTCTATTATTTCACTAAGTAGTCTTCCTTTTTTATCCATATACTGTATAAAAAAATCAGGTACATAAATTGTCTGACGACCTGTTATAGGATTACGATAAGGTATTTTAACTGCTTCGCTAGCCCATGATTTTATATTAGGGTTGCTATCACAGAAATTCATAAAAGCCCATTCCCAGCTACTACGGTAAGTTGGACTAGTATTTCCTACATATTTTTGTGGATTTTTGGGTGTGAATTTACCCTTGGCAAATTTGCTCATTCTAAAATATTTCTATTTTCAAAAGCTTCCGAGGTTGATGTTATTTTATAACCTAATACACTGGTCTTAGTTCTATAAAAATTTAAAACCTGTGTAACAATCTGTGTTAATTGAACGTTATCATAATTTTTTAATTTATCTAATAATTCAAATACATTGACGTTATCTATTCTAGATTGATTCAATAAAGTAATTCCTACACTACGGCTAGCCTGTATTTCAAATCCTCTGCTTTCAAAAAAGCCAATTACAGCATCAATTTGATTACTGGGGAATGTGACTTCTTCAGTGAAATAATTATTAAAAAATTTTCTAACTTCTTTGTTAGAATTTTGACTAGTTATAGGTAAATTAGTATTCATGGTAGATTTATTTGACTGGCTGTAGGACCTGAGGCACTATTTGATGTAGGGAAAAATGTACCTTTCAAACTATTAATAGCAGACCCTGCTGCAAGTAAAGCACCTCCAGTTAACAACCCTACTCCCTCTTGTTTTATACCAGCTTTAGTAAGTCCTTTAATATTTTGTGCTGTATTAGCCACTGTAGATACAGTGTTTATAATATCTGGGATACTACTAAACGCAGTGCCATTACTTATAGCACCAATTACATCTGCTGCACCTTCTATAACACCACCTACTCCAAATAGGCTGCGAGATCCGCCGCCGGCTGCACTTAGAGGACTAGGACTCTTATCATAATGCTCTTGTGCAAATCCTTTGACCTTACCTGATCTAATACTGCCTACATCATATGTAACTGCTTCGTAGGCCAATGTCATGCTACATTCTGCACCATTACTTCCTTGATCACTGCTATTAGGTGTGTCATGATTAAATGATTGTATTAAAGGGTTAATTATTTTATAACTAACATATTCACGTTTATTAAGTTGATATAACATGATATAGTCAAAAAACGGTATGACGGAATTATTATCAAATCCGTAACTTCCTGGCACATAACTCCAAGATTTCATAGCATTACGCTTATATGCTCCTGCCATATTACCAATACTAGGATCACCATAATAATACATATAATATGATTGCCATAATTGATTAACTATATGATTACGATCATCATGAAATCTTAATGTTAATGGGCTAAGATTATGGCTCATTTGTACAACTTTTTTTCTATTATATTGATTTACTGTAGCAGTCTTAAAAGTAAACTTGGGTAAATCTACACTTTTAACTAGTAGGCCAATTTCTGTAGCATGCCTCTCTGTTAACATTTTATGTACAAGAGCACTTTTGTTGATACTAAAATAAACGTGATATAAAAACTTAGATTTAGGAGCTAGTCTATATGTATCATCAACAAAGGTACGAGCTGCGTGTTGCCAATCACCCATTTGGCCTTTGGGTCTTAGGAAACCGCTGCCTGCGCCGTCTAATAATCCTGTAAATGGTCCTGCCATAATATTATTTAGTATATTGAATTAACTGCTATTATATTGAATAGTCAACAAAAAAAAAAAAAAAA